TGTTGGCTTGACCCGCCATTGCCATAGGCAACATGTTCGCCTGTATGTAATATTGGTCTCCGCCCGGCTCAGTAATCGGGTTCATATTTTCCTTTTCCCTGATGTCGTTCGGGGAAAAGGCACCGAGATAAAATAGCTCACGATAGAATGCTGACCTCGCTGTGGAATCACCGCGCATCAGGTTGTCTACCAGGCATTCGATGAAATAGACTGAGCGTTCACTGGGTAACAACAACTTCCTGTTACTGGTCTGTTCCCATCGGACAAACCAGGGCAACATCGTATCAGTGACAAACTCTATTCCCTGATGCTCGATATTGTTGTTTGTCGAGCGGTCTAGGTCAGCCAGTTTGTGGGGCTGGATATGGAGCAATCTCTCAATTTCATTAAGCTGGAATTTTCGGGACTCCAGGAACTGTGCATTGTTCAGGGGTATGCCAATTTGTTTGTAAGACATGCCCTCTTCGAGTATCGCTATTCTGTGTTGATTCGTAAGCCCCTGATGCATATCGTTCCATGATTTGCGAAGATTGTCCTGAGCTTGCTGGCTCAGCGTGTGAGGATGCTCCAACACTCCTCCAGGGATAGCGCCGTTGCCGAAGAACCTAGCTCCGAACTCCTCCATCGCCAATGCCATGCCGATAGCTTCCCTCGCCAGTCTTATCGGGTCATATCCCATCAGCCCGTCAAAACCAAACCCCGGCATGTGCCATATTCTCCATGCTGGTAACTTGGCTTGTGTTCCATCCGGCAAAAGGTAGACATAGATAATCTCTTTTGTCTGGCTGTCCCGCCCGACCTGCATCTTGTCCGGTCTAAGCGGCCATAATGCTTTCGGCGCCCCGGTCTGCACATCCCATTCTATCTCAGCAAAGGCATTCCCCCAAGTTATGCAATGCGCTGTCAAAACCTCCTTGAATGACACTGGAGACATCTCAGGATTTGGCTCATCATGGAGAATGTAATATAACCTACGGTCTAAAGCCCGTTCTTTCCCACGTGGTCTCAGGCGCCGGTATTGGATGATGGGCGTTATCCCTACGGTTTCTGAAATCAGCCTCACCCCAGCGAAGTAAGCAACACACCCCATCGCTGTCTTTGGCGTGACATTTACTCCGGTTGATGTGGGTCTGCCAGCGATAATAAGTTCCATTGCATTATCAAGGTCGGATAGTGAATATCCCTGCGCCCGTTTCTCTGTTTTTGCCCTGCGCTTCGCCTGTTCGTGCGCTTCCATGCAATGCTGTAGGCTCTCTTCATAACTCATATCGTATTGAGTCCTTCAGTCTCATATTTGCTCTTGACGCTTCCCTTGTGTCTCATCGCCCTGTCCAGCGCCATTATCAACGCCACCGCACCATCTATACGCTGCGTGGCTTTTGCTTTGTCCGGTTTGATGTTTCCCGCCGGGTCCATCTGGATTACAAGGTTGTCAATATTCCATCTCAGTACCGGATTGTTGCCGTGCTCCAATTTGCAGCCGAGCATAGCATTAACCAGTTCCTTTGACGGAGGGCTCATGCTCCGATAACCCTGGCGGAACTCTACCAATAAGGGATGTCCTTCCCTCTGCAACTTCTGGTCTATGACAAAGCCATCCTCTTCAAATTCGGTTATCAGCTTGACCGCTCCCCAGGGGTCATAACAAAGTTCTTGCATGCGAAAGCTCGCCCTGTCTTGCTCTACCTGGTGGCGGACAAATTCATAATCAATCAGGTTGCCCGGAGTGGTCTGGACATAGCCCTCTCTTATCCAGCGACTATAAGGTACGTGGTCTGTCTTTTCTTTATCCGCCGCCCTGTCCTCCGGTATCCAGAAACGGCAAAGAATCTTGAACATGTCATCGAAGGGGAATACATGGAGCAGAGCCGTCAAGTCGTTTGAGCTTGATAGGTCAAGCGCCGAGTAACAATCTTTGCCTTTCAGGTCTTCCAGTTTTACATCGCCCACACATTTATCCCAGTCCGAGAGTTTAATCCATCGTGTAGATTGCTTGACCCAGATATTTAATCTAAGTTGTTTGAAAAGGTTTTCTTTTTCTACCCGTTGCTCTGCCTGCTTGAAATCATCCCGCATGTCCTCAATACGTATGATTTTACCCAGTGAAGGATTTACCGTCTTCCAGTTCTCCTCGTCCGTCCAGTCCCAATCGGTTCCAGCTTCATCGTCTGGTGGACCGAAGATAACAGGGTAAAAGGTTGGGTCATCTTCCGGCTGGATTGTCCCATTTAGTATCCGCCTAGCCCTCTCGTGTAATTCCCAGCAGATAGAATTGCGGTCTATGCCGGCTGTAGTTATCGCCACGGTCAAGGGCTGTGTCCTGGCAGCGCCTGACCCCTCAGTCAGCACATCCCATAATTCCCGATTTGGCTGCGCATGAAGCTCATCGAAGATTACGCCATGTGTGTTAAAACCGTGTTTGGTCTTGACCTCCGATGAGAGAACGCGGTAAAAGCTGCCTGTCTTTTGGTAGATGATTCTACGGACTGAATCACGGACTTTCAACCTCTTTGATAGAGCCGGTGACTTCTTGACCATCTGTGCAGCTACGTCATAAACGATAGCGGCCTGGTCTCGGTCACAGGCAGCCCCATAAACCTCAGCCGATGGCTCGTTATCACCGACGAGAAGATAAAGGGCTATGCCAGCGGCAAATTCACTTTTGCCGTTCTTTTTCCCGACTTCAGTATAGACTGTCCGGTATCTTCTCGTTCCGTCTGCTCGGAGTGTCCCGAACACATCTCGGATGATTTTTTCTTGCCAGGGAAGCAGCTTGAAATATTGTCCGGCCCAGCGTCCTTTGGTATGCTTGAGGTGGGATATAAAATAGACGACTCTATCGGCGGCCTGTTTATCGTAATGATAGAGCGTTCGAGGTTTAGTCGCTTCTGCAATAACCAAATCAATTCATCTTCCCTGCGTTTAGAAATTCGTCAAGCTCATCCTCTTTATTTTGAGGATTCACCTGTAGGCGCGTCCTGGAAGATGGCGTCATGCCAAACTCCACCAGGAATTTGTGCATCTCTTCCATGCATCGGTTAGCCACGGAAAGCAAGGGGCTGATAATAACGTTGCCCGCCTGGGTTTTGAGTAAGTAGGCATCGGCAGCATCCTTTTTATTTGCTACCAATGCATCGGTTAGTTTCTTGATTTTGTTTTCAGCCTGTACCCATCGCCCATAAGCCTGACAGTAACCCGCCAACGCCGCCCGGTCAACATGTGTCATAATCCCCATAGCGTCAAGCTCAGGTGCAATCCGCTTCCATTCCCGCCTTGCATCGGTATTGAGATGTTTCGGGCAAGTTGGTATCCCTTCCCTGGGCTGCGGTTCATTCTGATTGATGCGGTCTTTGTTTGGCTCACCATGCAGCTTTTTAATTTTAGTAGGGCGCGATATTCTAGGCATTTTTACTCTCCAATAAAAAACCCGCCATTTCTGACGGGTCTTTTAGTCCTGCTGAAAGTTAATTTTACTTTTTCTTGTCAATCAGCCTGTTTATTATCTGGTCGTATGTATCGCCCTTTTTACCAAGCTGTTCGAGTTTCTTTTTTGTCTCGACTTTGATTTGGATAGTTGTGTTTACAGCCATTTTCTCAAATCCTCCTTCACGTAGTAATCAGCATTGACGGATTCAAGTTTGGCTACCACCTCGCCAGCGAACTTCCGCCAGTCTATCTCTTTGGACCGAGGATGGTAATTCAGCGTTCCCACTTTGTATTTGCTCACGAACTCATGGGTCTGGTCTATCAGATTCATAACTTGTCCGGGATATAAAACTGGTTCCAGAGATACCCAAGTGAAGATACCTCGTGCATTGGCTTCCCGGAGGGTGTCTATCCGCTCCGCCGGAATAGCTGCGCCAGGCTCCCATTTTAGCGAATCGGCTTCATTGTCGCAGGTTAGCGTCACCGCGAACTCGTCGCCGTCTTTGAGTAGAGGAATATCAGGTAACGCCCGGTATCCGCCTTTGGTCAGGATAACCACTGACTGCCCGTAAAAGTGCAGGACTTCTATAGCCTGTCGTGCTAATTGATGCTGGTCGTTTATCGATTGGTACGGGTCGCAGGAAAAGCAAAGCAAGATTTTTAGATTATTGCACTGTGACTGCAATTCCGCCGCATCCTTTACGAGTTTGTCTAAAATCCCTATCCTGGGTTTGGGTTGCCTGAATTCCTGGGCTGGCATTTGCAGGGCTGATGGAGCATAGCAATATTCGCAGTTGTGACCGCATCCTCGATATAGATTAGCTGCCCAGGGATTGTACTCCGCCGCCCGTCCCTTTGGTTGGTAAATTACTTTTAGCATAGTGCTGCCACCCTTCGGTTTTGCAAGCTGGACTTGAACTGTCCGACCAGCTTATAAAGCAAGTCTACTTTCTCCTGGGTTATGTCCAGCTTTTCCGCTATGGCTTGCGCTGTGATTCCGGGGTTATCCAATTCCAGTTTATTGACCTCGTTGAAAGCCTGGCAAGCCCGGTCAAGGGCACTTTCCACTCTGCGTCTCGTTTCAATCTCTTTGTCTGATAATTTGGGTTCCTCGATGAACATCTCTGTTTGGCTTTCCTCGGTAAAAACCTTTTCGCAAAGGTTGCGGCACTCTGATACTGATAGTTTGTTCTGCTGCATCATGCGGAGCGTTCTTAGTTGCCCGTTATCGCTGAGTTTACTTTGTGCTATTGCCACCACCAAGGATATTTGATTGTGTTTTACCATATGTTGTATTTCAGGTCTGCACCGGGTGATATTCAGTAGCCAATTGATTGTGTTCTTCGGCTTGCCGGTTACTTCGCTTAACTCATCAATGGTGTGCCCACTGTCAAGATAAGACTGATAAGCTTCGGCTATTTCCATAGGGTTAAGGTCAACACGGTTGATATTTTCCACCAGTTGAAGTTCTTTGATGTG